GTTACAAGACCTAAGATACAATCGGCTGTGTGAGTAATACCCATAGACTCAGAAGTATTTGTAAGATCTACATCTGAATTGCCATAACCATCACGGTTGAACTGAGATGATGAAACAACTGCACAATTATATTCCATAGCAAGACCACGAATTTCTTCAGCAATAGATTTTACTAGGGTATAACTGTTTGCGGCTGCTGCACCTTTAATACGAGATGATGCACAAATATTGAGATAATCGATAAAGATTACATCAGGAGTAAAGTTCTTCTTAAGTTTTAATTCATTAAGTAAGTGTCGGAAGTGACCAGCATGTGCAGAACCAGTAGGATATTCTTTAATGACTAATTGACCAGTACACTTTGATTTGATACGATCCATACGTTTTTGATATACATCGCGTGGTAACAATTTCAATTCATCGAGTGTAACATCCATCATATTAGCATCAATACGCTCGGCTACACGTTCTTCAGCCATTTCCATAGTAATATAGAGGCAGTTCTTACCAGTCATTAGATAGCTTGCAGCAGCATGGCATTTAACAAGAGATTTACCGCCACCCGTAGTAGCTAGCAATACTGTTAATGATTTACGAGGCAAACCACCTTTGGTAACTTTGTTGAGAAGATCAATATCGAACGGCATGCGTTCTTCTTTACGGTGGTAAAAATCATAACGATCAGCCGAGTCTTCAATGAAATCGTGACCTACCGAGCTATCAAAACTGATACCTAAGGAATCAGACAACAAATTTGGAATTGAACCCTTATCATTATCTTTGTCTTCACCATCCATAATTAGAATGGCTTTACGAATAGAATTAAATAAATCTTTATCTTGACAGAACTTTTCAGTTTCTTTTACGAGAAAATCGAAGTTAGTATCATCATCACGTTGAAGATCATCAACCGTACCCATAACATTTTTATATGAGTCTTCGTTTAGATCTTTCGTTTATCGAGAGATATTTTAAGAGCTTCGATTGAAGGAGGAGCTTTGTATTGCTCAACATATTCAGAATACGTCGAGAATATTTTCTTATATGATTGATCATCAAAATACTCATCCTTAATGTAAGGATATACTTTGCGATAATATTCTTCATTAAATATAAGATTTGATAGTACAGTTGTTTCGATCATTTAAATATCCAGTGTTTAAGTTGAAAACTGGCGAGAAACCCCGCCAGTCTTTTCAATTATTAAGTATATAATAACATACATTATATAGATTGTCAACTATTAACTTGCAATCGCTGCATCATCGTTATCATCAATGACATCGTCAAGCTCTTCAACTGTGTCTTCTCGCATGATCGCGCCAGATGCACCAATAGTGTAAGCATTCTTGATATAGGTACTGAAGTCAGTTTTCTCAAACATCATCATCCAGAAGTCTTTGCTGTTTTGTACTTCCTTAGCACGCATTAACTTTTCAGATAGAACTTCACCTGTTGCAGGATTAATAGCTTCATACCAACCAACTTTAGGCTTAGTAAGATAACCACCTTTCTCAGCAATATCCATCAAGCCAGACCACTTAACAATACCACCTTCCCAAGATACCGAGACTGGAATCTTAGACTTCTCTTTAACATGTCGAGATTTCTCAACGTTAATAATGAAGTGATAGCCTTGAATTTCAGTACCAACCTTATCTTGTTGGCGACCAATAATCCAGATAGCATCTGCTGAGTAGTAAATACCTGTACCACCAGAAACAACAGCCTTAGGGAACAATCCAATTTCTTGATATGTGTGGTTAACAGCAATCAATGGAATATCTTTAAGGTTTAGATGTGGTGTTACAATACGGAACAGAGATTTAAGAGCCTTAGCTCGTGACATATCTGCTACTGATTTACCGTCGAGTGCATCAGCAACTTCTTTCTTAGAAGCAAGGTTACCAATTGAATCAATAACAATAATTACTTTTTCAGCCTTGGTAATGCTATCTAACTGATGGGCAATATCAAACTTAAGTTCTTCAACATTAGTAATTGGTGTATGAACTACGCGATCCATATCAATACCAAAGCTTTCGAAGTAAGCCTGAGGTGTACCAAATTCTGCATCATAGAATAACAATACAGCATCTTTGTTTTTTTGCATATAAGCACCTGCCATCAACAATGCGAATGCTGATTTAAAGTGCTTTGATGGACCTGCCAAGACGAGTAGTCCTGGAGAAACACCACCGTCAATACGACCCGATAGTGCAACGTTTATCATTGGCACATTAGTTGGTGCCATATCTTTTTTACCGTACACTTTAGATTCCATTAATGGTGCTGACATCTTAATTGTACTGTTTTTCACCAGCCTGTCTAATAGACTCATATCAATCTCCTTCTACGATTGTTAACAATTTAGCTTTATATCCCTGAATTTTAGTAACTCGGTCTGGCCAGTAAATTGTTGATTTATCTGGGTTCTTACATAGATTATCTAAGAACGGTGTTATGGATTTGTAAAGGAGTTCCAACCTATATTCAAGGTCGTCAGCAGCGAGCTTTTGATCATTCAATTGATCTTGAATGGTCGCCTTCTCACTGCTAACTTTTTGAATAGCATCTTTGGCTTCAGCTTCTTTCTCTTGAATTTCTTCATCGATAAAGCTGAAACCAAAGTCAAAGTCTAGAACTTCTTCATAGACTTTGTTAGCCATTCGCTAGCTCCTTAAAGATTGATAGATCGTCGTCATCATCATCCATTGATAGAGATGTTGATGTTGGTGCTGGCATTGCTTCTGTTAGCGTTGGCTGTGGTGCTGCAGCTGTTGCATTACCCATAGAGCTTAGATCAAATTCATTATCTTGCTCTGCCGTAGCAGGTGTAGAAGCTTCTTCATCTAGCGCTAGTACACGATAGAGTTTCGCTTTCAATTCAGCATAAGACTTGAAGTTCTTTGGATCTACTAAATCTTGCAGTTTGTGTTCTGCATTGTAGATCTTTTCCAACTCTGCATCATCTTCTGATACTGCCGATGGAGCATCAAATTCTGATTTATCATAGTTAGGATAACCTTCAAACTTACGAATTTTCAAACGGAAGTTAGCACCTTCCCATAGATCGAATGGGTTTACTGGAGTTTCATCTTCAAACTGAGGATTCATTAGATCATTCAATTTATCGAAGATTTTCTTACCAAACTGGTACATAAAGACTTTACCATCATTATCTGGATTGGAAGAGTCTTTAACAACTAGTACGTTGGCAAAATATTTCAAGCGACGCTTTTGCTTACGTGCGAGTTCTTTATCAGATTCGAGACCTGAGTTCCACAACTTGCCGTTGTATTCCGAGACTGGATCGTCTTGGTTAATAGTAGTAAGGGAGTTTTCGATGTACCATTGTCCTGTTGGACCTTGGAAACCGTGATCCCATACGCGTACAAAAGGCATTTCTTCACCTTGTGCTGCTGGAAGGAAACGAATGATTGCAAAACCGTTACCTGCTTTATCGCGGGTTGGCTTCCACATTTTACCTTCATTGGGATCTGAGTAGCTCTTTTGAGTAATCTTTTCGAGCTGTGAGTTCAATTTGTTTAAAGAACTTGAACGATTCTTTTTGAGTGCGTCAAATGACATATGTACTTCTCCTAGTTTTGCTGTATATAGCGATTGTTTATATTGCGATGTATGTGCAGGTTTGTACCTACCATCTATTTATATCAGAAAAAACGATCACGGATCAAATCTTTGAACTTTTTTTCATCAATTTCTAAGAAAGGTTTATACTTTCTTATTAACCTTATTATATCACTTGCTACGATTTTGTCAACTATTTCTTTATCCCAATAGGGAAAAATATTAGCGATGTAACAAAGGATAGTAATAGTTTCCAAACTAATTTTCTTTTGCATATATAAAGTCATAAGCAACGGATGCTGCCCATTCACTGAAGTAAAATTAGCTTGGAAGTTGTCGTCAAGAAGATTAATCTCGGTTTTGAATGTACGCGATAGAGTATCTATTCTACGCTGCCAATCAACATATCGATCTTCACCTTCTTGTTCGAGTATTTCACGGATCCATGCATTAGGCTTTACTATCATATTAGATAGCATAAGCTTTTCTGGATCATCTCTTTGTGAAAGCTTTTCGAAAAAATATGCATCATTACGAGTTCTATACTTATCGTATGACGCTCTTATCTTTCCGTGGTATTTAATGTAGTCATAACCGTCAGAGGTAAAATGTTTCTTCATTGCAAGGTACTTTACGTACCATATGAAACTACCTTCGTTAGCATAACTTAGTGAGGTCTTGATCATCTTTAATTACCAATTTTGCATCTACTGCTTCAGATCTTACTTTTTCTTTTAGAATAGAAGATTTCTTAACAATATTAGCTACTGTTTCAATTTCTAACTCGTTTACGCGAGCGTATTCACACAATGCATCTATATAACCTATACCACTTTTGAGCATGTATTGAATATCATGATGTACCCTTTCAGGTGTTCTTGGTGCTACTAGTGCAGCTTCATTCATGTCTTTATCCATTAAGTGTCTTTATCCCTGCAAGCCAATTTTCAGCTGCTGATTGAGCGAAGTGAATACTTTTACCTTCATAAACTTCCTCTTTAATAAAGTCGTTATTAATAAAGAAGCGAACACCGGAACCGTTTTCTGTAGCGAAGTAGTCTACCTTTAGTGATTGACCATCCCTCTCAGATATTAATGTTTTACCTATCATTGTTTATTCTCCTTAATACTTGAAGTTGCTTTAACACTACCACAATTGGCGCAATAAACAATTGTTGCAATAAACTGGTGTTTACCGATTTTAATGTTTCTTTTACCAGTTGATATATCTATTATATCACAACAGCCATTAACTGTCAACTGTTTATTTGAATTATTATTAACTCCTGCTATCTTAGAGATAGGCTTAATTTCCAGTCCAAAATTACGTCTGTTAATCATCATCTAGTTCCTCAAATAATACATTGTTAACATACTTTTCTTTATCTTCTTCTGATATTCCCATTGCTAAAATAGATCGGTGTAAGTGTGGATTAAGCTTTTGATTTTGACAATACTTGTTTAGTAATGGTTTTATATTACGATGACTATCGAGAGCATTTGTATCTATGTTATCTAGGTAGTGATCTACTAAGTCAGTTGTTACTGCGATAAACTGATTAAGCTCTTCGTCAGTCTTAATGTTACCGACTGCAAGCATGTCTTTTGAAAATATCTCTTGAGCCCACGGTGGTAATTCTCTAGGCTTGTTCCATTCTAAGTCTTTAACTCGCCTTTCCATATATTCATTATACGGATGCGGAAAACCATGCAAAGGACTGTAATCCATAAACGAACCTGTAATCTTTTTAGGTCCTGCTACAATATCAAATCCAAGTATAGGCAATTCGTAGCTTGGATCTGGAAACACATTCACATGCATTAGCCACAAACCTTTACCATCTGCCGGTACAATTGTTTTTAAATGAGCTTTTGATACTTGATCAGAGTGCCAAAAAGTATCATTCCAATCTTTAAATTTAAGATCATCTGTATACTTTTCGTTATCATAACGAGTAAAATGTTTATCGAAGCTTGCTGAAATATAATCAGCATAACCGTTTAATCTATCCCATAGTTCCATTATTCTTACCCTCTATATTACATCATCTTTTATTACTTTGGTTAATGTTGCGCTGAGATTGTCTTCACTTATACTCCACACAACATCATCACCAATATTAATATTGGACGCTAGTAATACAGAATCAGGGAGAACAATAAAATGCTCTCCCGTCTCAGATACTTGAACTTCAAGTTGATGATTCATTTTTTCTTTTTAGCTCGCCGAGCTGCAGCATATTCGTTTTGCAGTAGCTGTTCGCGAACACTCTTTGTTTCTTGCCTACGGGTTCTAGCCGTTTCTGAACTAGCCATACGTTTTTGACGTTTTAAATCTTTTTCGATTCCAAAGTCAGTTTCAAATTCAATTTCATCTTGCATATTATTTTGCATGAGATAGTCTCCTTTATTAACTGTTTGTTATGGTATAATTATACTATGTAATAGTAGCTTTGTCAACCATTTCTTTTGAAAGTTCATCAAATAATTCTGAAGCAAAATCAAAACATATTTTTGCCTCATCAGCCATATCGTCTGATAACAATGTTCTAAACTCTTCAATAAGAACTTTAGTGTCACCTTCGAATTCGTACATCAAGCCATTGCCTGGAGTTTTCTTTTTGATAATTTGTCCACCGTGTAATTCACCAAAGTGGCGAACATACATATGCGCAAGTAAAGCTTCGTTATCATCAGCTTCTGCTAATCCATTAACATATGCTGCATACTTACTTACTGATGGAGGAAACACGCCTGTAGGAGAGTAACCGAAGACTTCTTCTAGTTCTCTAATATCTTCAAAGATACGTCTATGACGTTTGATAGCGTGTAAGTTTGGAGGGATGATAGTGTGTCGTTCTAGTACTTCGTAATTCATGTACTGACAACATAGGAATTTGTGATACAAGGCTGTATCGATTTTTCCTGAAATAAGTTCTTTAGCAAATGCTCTTCGCTCAGCAGACTGATGGTGAGCCCAAGTTAATTCTTTCAATTTGTTTGACATAATATCCTCTTTAATAATTAAAGTGCCACTTTTCTGTTGCTAAGTAAGTGGCCAACTCCCTGTGATTATGCCGCTAGGGCTAATCCAGATGGTGCGAAATTTTCATTTGCATTTAGTTTAATTGATCTATGCGCGATCATCCGGTAAACTCCACTTCACTACAACACCTGTCGATCCTAGTTCAGCCCCATCAAAAACACATTAGCACTCTTATTCTTTACCCTATTTCTAGGTCCTCTATATCGAGTTATCATCTCGGGAAAGAGAGGTTATATTTCAAACCTAAT